GCATTAGCAGCATTTGGATTATATAACATTATAAAAACCAAATAACTCAAATAGGAAAAATTAAATTATAAATTCCTATATAAATTTAGTAAATATATAAAAATAAAATATTATATTATATTATATTATATATCTATATATCATAAAAAATATAAACATTAACAATGTCACATTATAAAAAGTCATCTTCGCGTTCAAAATCAAAATCAAAAACTCAAAAAAGACAACAAAGTCGGAAAATTCGGATAAGTCGTAGACGCCAGCAACGCGGTGGAAATTCGATTATATCACCAGCCATTTATTCTAATAAAAACAATGCGCAATTTTCACAGATCGGTTTTACAGATCCTACTGGTGTGGTGTCGGGCTGTACTGGTTCAACAACTAGCGCTGCAGCTTTAATGGGGAAAGACATTTTTACTAAAATTGGTGGAATTAACACACCTGTTACGGCAACAATGAAAGGTGGTCGCAGGCGCGGTCGCGGTCGAATGCAGCGCGGCGGCGTTCAAAATACGAATGGTTATTCCGTCGGAGGTGTTCATTTGAACCCAAGTCTTAGCGGAATTGCTACCAATTACCACACCCCGTATGACTCTTGCAAGGGATGAAATAAAAATAATTACACATAATTAATTACATATTTACCTTATTTCTTTCTTTACTTTATAGAATTTATAGAAAACATTTACCGCTCAGTATTGGTTGTTTTCTATTTGAGTTATATTTTGTTACAGCGCCGGTATCCTCCGAATCATCGCTGTCGTCATCATCGTTGACATTGACACCCGCCGTTGCAACAACCGAGACGACCGCACCTGCACCTGCACCTGCACCTGCACCTTTAATTTTTTTTGGATTATACGCCGTTGTCCAGCATCCATTTGTTTCGTTGCTACGATACAGTCCGCTGTCAGTAACAATTATCCTATAATTTTGTTTTTTATAATAACTTTTCCGTTTTTGCCACTGATTTTTAAACAAATCGTGCGCGTCAATAATGTCAATGACCACCGGCGTCGTGTGTTTCACTCTCAAAATTCTTCCTACAGACTGACACACATCCGTTTTCGGAGTCGCCATAACCAGCGTCGTAAGCGTTTTAATATCCAACCCCTCTGATGCCATTGCATATGTGGCAATTATTATTTGCTTCGATTCACTCGCCTTTAAATCGACTTCTTTCATTCCGCCAAGATAATATCCAACTGTCGCAATTTTCTTATGTTCAATCGCTTTGAACAAGTATTGAATAAGAGATTTATTATGCGCCAGAATCATAATTTGTTGGTTTTGATTGTGTTGCAGCTCTTTTGACACAACATCCACGATAAATTCGCTTCGACGATTGTAATTGCACAGCTTTGAAATCATGGTGCTGAATTTCGGGTTTCCGCGGTAGTCATATTCAACCTCGTTAAAGTCGTCATCATCAACGACATAATTTATGCCCTTGACCAAAACGCAGTGCTCCGATTCCGCCTTTTCTTTGTGAACAACGTCACCCAGAAACATTTTGAATACTTTCGAAAGCCCGTCTTTGCGCTGCATGGTTCCGGAAAGCCCCAGCGTGTATGTCGTCATTATCTTCATCATGCAGCGGCTAAAAACTTCTGCTCCCATATGATGACAATTGCTTACAACGATTCCATCAACATATTTTTTTGAAGATGCCAACACAAAGTTATGATTGCCTTCAACTTCTATATCATAAACATTTGGTGTTTTGCACCTTTTATGACCTTTGTTTTTTATTTTTTCAATAGATGTTACCGGAATCGTTCCCCAGTTTTCAAATTTGTTATTCCACGCGTATTTCTCGCATATATCAGCATGAGAATCATGAGCATCAGAATAAAGTTTATATTCAAAATCCTCGTGAAGATATTTTTTAATTTTATTTATTAACTTTTGAGAATTTTCTTTATTCATAATTAAATAATGATTCGACCCACATGTATCAATCTTATATGTTATATCAAATTTGGATTTAAAATAGTTCATCATTTTTAGTTGAGACTCATAATGAAAACAATGAGTGTGAAACTGTATACAATTAATTTCTCCCTTTTTATTTTTTTTCACAAATGCATCATCCATAAACCAAATCGCAAGCCCCCTTTCATCTATTTTTTCTAAAATAACGTCACATACTTTATTTTTACAATTTGGATTTATAGAATTTAAATCAAAATCCAAATCAAATATTCTTGTTGCATATTCATCATGATCGTTTCTGATTCCAATTCCAAACATTTCAGCTTTCCACTTACAATACACACGTCGTTTTTCACCGCAATTCGTCCATTTTAATCTATATCTTTTTAATGCAGTTTTATCAATACTACCATCTCCCCCCAAGTAATAACCATATACAATTTGCAACTGATCTTCGTTCAATGCGGGCGCAATGATACATTCATTCTGTGTATGATGTGTCGCGTCATACTTACATAACAATAAGTCTCCAAGTTTTAATTTGCTTGCTTCAACATAGCCGTTGCCAACTGTCAGAATTTTATGTTCTGGAGTGCATCGAATCACTCTTTTAGATGCCGCCTTTATCTTTAATAAATCTTCCCTCTCTTTTTTCCAGGCATGCGTTAATTTTTTATATTCGAAAATGTTTTCAGTTTGATTATAACTTAAAATTTTGGGCAATTGTTCTTCATCTTCTTCTTCATCTTCTTCTATATTTTCTTTATTATATTTAGTATTCCATTTTTCATATAATTGTCCAATTGTTACTAGTCCATTAGATGTGTGAATATAAGTTTTATATGGAAAACATTCATCAAATATAGTTAGCCCGAATGATTCAAATGTGCTTTGCGGGTATTCCTTCATTGACAGTGATTGCACCATTGCAATGACAATGTCCTTATTATCAGTGTCAATTACCTGCCCCTGAATTATTCCGACGCGCGCACCTGGTAAAAATTGATCGATGCGCTCTTTCCACTGATTCGACAAGAAACTTTTGTGAACGACTACCAGCGTCTTGACTGCGAGAGATTCAATTATTTTCAATGCCATGACGGTTTTGCCTTTACCAGGATCAACATCCAATAACCCCCCGCCCCCAATTGCTGCTCCTCCAATTCCGCTGAGCGCATTTTTCAAATACTTTTCTACAATAACTTGCTGATACTCCCTCAAATCTCCATTAAATTTTAAAGCTATTGCATGTCCTCTCATAATTTTACTTTCAACCTGTATTCCTAACCATTTTTCCAACCCGAAATAACGTGGAACGTATATTTTTAATGGAGATTCTCTGTATACCGGAAACGGTGTTGGTTGAATGGGAGATTTAGGAATATATGCACCAACTGTCAATTCTTTTCTTAACGCATGCTGTTGTTCTATTGTCAATGTTTCTTTAAATATGGAATAACCCTGATACCCCAAATATGCTTTTATTGCTTGTGGTTGTGGTTGTTGTTGTGGTTGTTGTGGTTGTTTTGGTGCTTGCATTCTTAAATTGCAATTAAATAGGCTGCTGCCGTTATAAAATTTATTCATATTATATCAACAATTTCAATTTTAATATAAAGAACTTTTTTCTTATAATTAAAATATAATATTATGATATATGGAAATATTTAGAACATTATCGCGTAGAGATAAACGATCAGAATTGATTTTACTTATTCTGTTTATTATATACATTTTATTCAACATTCGAACTCCAGACTTCCTTGCTTCATATGTTGACACCGTCGGCGGATATATGGTCGTTGTCGGTTTATTCATTTTATTATGTAAGTCCGTTAGCGTGTGGACAGTTGCTGCTCTCGGTGCCGTTGCAATGATAATATTTGTTCAGCGCTCCCGTGTAAGCACAGGTACTGCAGCAATGAGTTTATTTTTACCCAGCGAAATGCAAAAAACGAATTATTTATCAACTTTGCACCAAATGCCCGTTACCCTTGAAGAAGAAATGGTGCACAAAATGGCGCCGTTTCAAGGACACATTTCCGACGACGGAACATATAAACCGGTTCTTGATAACACGTACGATGCAGTGAGGGTTTAGATTGGCACCCAATTCAATTCAATTCAATTATTAATAATTTTTGATGATTATATCAAAAATTATTATTTTATATTTATTTTATTATACTTTTTATACTTTTTAATGGATTAATGGATTAATGGATTAATGGATTATTAAGGAAGAATGTAACCATGTCCCGCTGCCTCTTCGATTGTGTTATAATTTACATTACAGCCGTTGTGAGACAACGAATATGGAAACGGTCTTGCACACGACGGAGTGGGTAAATGATTATTTTTTGCAACTCCGCCTGTTGTTATGTATTGTTGCTGGGTTGTGTATCCTCCGACAAATTTTGTAGTTGGTTTATAATACATGTATTTCTTGCCACCAATGTGATAAAATTTACCTTGCAAGCATTTACACGCTTCTGCGTCGGCGACGGTGGTATTTGCCTTCTTATCTGCTTCAAATTTACACGCCCCAATTTTCCAACTCAGCGATTCTATGTATTGAGCTTGCGAATCCGTAATTCTATAGCTGTTATCATCGTCCTTTACCCAAGAGTTAGGATAAGATCCGTGCAGTATTCCCATATATTTTTCGCTGAGCATCCCTTTTGTGTTTTTAACCGATTTTTTTACAATTGATGAATTGTTTGTGCAACAAATTCCGTTTGTGCAACATTCACCCGAATTTGCAATGTATTGCGGGTATGTTCCATACGATCCGCCCCAACCTACCGGCGTATTTCCTCTAAACGGTGTGCGCGTTACATTACTAACCATGCGAAATCTGCCCACTCCGCCAATGTTTCGGAGACACCCATTTAATGAAAACCCATTATGTCCCACTCCGGAAATCGGATCCACTCGCGGATTACCACCACGAAATGTTTTTCTTTTCAACGTTGCTATTGACATATGTCTATGTTTATATGTATATATAAATATAAATATAAATTAAATATAAATCAAAACATAAATCAAAACATAAATCAAAACATAAATCAAAACATAAATTGAAATACTAAAGATGAAAGATGTATAAATATTTTATAATATTATTTATAATATTTTACTTACCAATTTTAACGCCATGTAAGACACGCCAACACCAATAATTATATTCAAATAAGGATTCTGCTTAATCTGGTCGAAACTAAACATTCCCATATTCTGCATTAATATGGGTGGCGGAGTTTGATACAATATTTCTCCGTCTTCCCCCGCAGGATTGCATTCAATGTAAATTTCATCCTTTTTCCCACCGGAACCCGGTTTCACGTTTGGTCCTGACGAGTTATAATAATAATCAGATCGAGCAACCGCCTTTATGCCGCTGGGTGCAATTGCAATTCCAATTCCGTTTTTTCCAACCAGGGTTGCCAATGTTTTACTATTAATCGTAACCGGACTTTTTATTTTATCAAATACAATAAAGCTATATTGTCCGTCGCACGGAGAAAAGGGCGCACCTCCCATATAAAAATAATAAGGCGCATTTGGTATAAAATTTTCTAAATTATAATTTGAAACCGACACGAGTTGGCTGTCGTTTGTTTTTGTTTTATCAACAGTTGATGAAAATTTTTGCACAATATCGTCTAAAATTGTAGCTGAGCTTGTTGTGTTATTCGATTGGACAAGCGGAAGTGACACTATCAGTTTTTTACCCGCACCATCATGAATGATTAACATTTCTGCATCCGCCGCCGAACCATTATACGTATGAATTGATGGCGCATATATATTTATTTCTCTCACATTATATTCTTCTTTGTTAAATGTTACTGCAGCACTTGTTGTCGGATCGTAACTTAACTTCAAATGGTCGGGATAGTGTGTTACCGTGCACGCGCTGTCTTTATATTGATGCATGTAGGCGCAAAAAATTTCACAACTTAGAACATTAGCCGTCGTTGATATATTTATTGGAGAATCAGAATTTTGACAACTCATTTTTTTTATTTAATTTAGTATGTGTATTATGTATGTATAATATTATTATAAAATATTATTAAATTATTTTATAATAATATTATAATATTTTATAAAATATAAGTATATTATAATTATTGAAACAAGGATGGAAGCAAGCGATATGGTGCGTAAATTTGACGATTTAAAACGAAATATGCCACGACCGCCGAGACAATTAGCATCGGGAACATCGGGAACATCAGCACCACCATTAGACAACGTATTAGATTATTCTCAATTAAGTAATGAAGAACTCCTGAAAAGACAACGTAGAATGGCTAATATAGGTTCACCGGATTTCGAAATGAAACAATTTGAAAAAGAACGAGAACGTAAGTTAGAAATACAAAAAATTGAAACACAAAATAAATTACGACAACTAGAAATACAAAAACTTAATAACAAAATGTATGCAATAGAAGTAGAAATACTCGAAGACAAATATGACAAAATAGAATATAAGATATCGAAAACATTAGATTCTAAATGTGAAAATCAATGCAATAATAAAATTACAGAAACAAACCCTACCTTTGAAGACGCTTTAAACACACTAATAAAACTGTTCGAATAAAAATTGTGCTTTTTATTAAATATTAAAATATATATTTAATAAAATGGAAGAAATAATGACTGACATCAAAGAAGTAAAAGAGGAAGAAGAAGTAAAAGAGGAAGAAGAAGTAAAAGAGGAAGAAGAAGTAAAAGAGGAAGAAGAAGTGAAAAAAGAATTATTAAAAACAATTGACAATAATAATAATATACCAAAAGTAATTTATATTTGTCATAAAAATATTGAGTGCCTTAAAATGACGTGTAACTTATGGAAAAAGTTAAATCCAACCTATAAAATAAACTTGTTTGATAATTCAATGTGCGAAAAATTTTTATTAACTGAATTTTCGATATTACACTATAACATTTTTAAATATATACCAGATGGTCCAATTAAAGCTGACTTTTGGAGATTGTGCATTATCTATAAATACGGAGGAATATATGTTGATGCAGATATTCACCCTCTCATTCCACTCAATAAATATTTAATATTAAATTCAGATTTTGTTACATGCATTACAGAAGCAACTCAGGCTTTTAATCCGCATTTTATTGCTTCAAAAAAAAATAATATTATATTAAAAATGTGTATTGACGAATATTTACATTTGTATACTACACGCGGACAATATTCATATGAAAGATGGTCCATCGTTAGAATCTTTGGTAAGTTTTTAAACCATGTAAGAAATTCAAAAATAAAAACAATTACAGTTAATAATAATAAATTTCAATTTTTTGTTGAAACCAGAAATGCTAATTTACCCACATATAGTTTACACGACTATTATTGCACTTTTAATAATTTAAAAATATTCAATACGAGATATTTAAATTACGACTCTAATTCGCACGAATTCAAAAAATACATTGTTGCAAAAACAAGTGTTTTTAACAAATCCAACATTATAAATAAAAGTTCAAATCTTAAAATGACATTGTCTGGTTCAAAAGGAATAAATGGCAGTGCCGCACCTAAAAATATTAAAAGAATAAATAAAGCTAATACTAATCAAGTTAATTTTCTTATCTTATTCAATTCGCCGAAACTATTTTAAGTGCGTCGTAATAAAATATCTTCACTCTGTTCTCTCGAGTCAATGTTATTAAAACAAATTTTATTTACATCAGATGGAGAAACCTGGTTCTTAATGTGAGTATATCGAACCAGCTGCTCTGATGAATACGAGTCATTGACGCATCCATTGTAAAATAAATCCATTATTTGATTAATCATCAATTCATCGCATTTTGAAAAATGAATGATTTCGTCCATTCTTCCAGGACGCTTAAATGTGTCGTCAATTTTTGAGGTATCATTCGCCGTACAAATAATGAAACGCCCGCGCGATTCTAATATTCCGTCCATAATACTTAATATTTGACCCCTCGTTAAACCCGCTTTACACTGTTGTTTAATTTCTGACATATTTTGGGTTTCAACTGTCGCCGAAGCTTTCTTAAATTTATCATCATTTCCAGAATCCTTCGACGACGAAACAATTACAATATTGTTTGAACATGCAGCTTCTTTCAATTTCGAACTCGAGTCTTTATCTTTTTCTTCTTTTAAAGATAATTCTTCGAAAAATTTATCTATCTCATCGATTAAAAAAATGCGCTTTTGAGTTGGAATATATTTTCCATTAATATAGTTTCCATAAAATATATTTTCCAATTCACTTATGCATGTTATATTGTTTAAATCGACATCAACAATGTGACGATTGGTATATGCTGCAATGCCCTTCATTGTTGACGTTTTGCCGCAACCAGGAGATCCTTCAAACACTAGAGTAAGCTGATAAGGAATTCCCCTTTTATTATACCAATCTTCATTATTAATAAAAAAATCAATTCGTTTTATTAAAGCATCTCTCTTTGTAAAAAAACAGTTGTTTATTAAATGTTTGTTGGTCAACATCGGATACTCTTCGCACTTGATTCCGCGATCAGGTCTCGACCAGTCCATGTTATCATCAGAACGATTTTTATTATTTATTTTCTTGCATTTAAACACGTATTTTTGTTTAGACAACTGCTCGTTTATTGATAATTCAAACTTTGATTCGCACATTTTTACAAATGCGTGAATGTATGAAATATCGTGCTCATACGTTTTGACGTGACACATAACATTTGTAAAATCTAATAAACTTTCATGGTCTTTATTTGATATTTTGTCGCTTGACAATTCAATAAAAATATCAGGATACAGTTCAAATGTAACCCCTTCTTCATTCGGAACGTATGTTTTTATTTGAGAATCGGTTTGGGCATCAATCATTTCGCAATATTTAATGTTATATGTGTTTTCAACCTTGTAAATATTATTATGCATATAATCAAAGATGTGAATCATGGGTGCCGGATAATCTATAAACGTTTTAATTGTTGAGTATCCGCAGCTGTACTTGAATCCGTTGAAAACAATCATCTTTCTTGGAATCTTATTTGTTAGATACAGCCAGTTCTTTGAAATTGACTGATTCTTTATAGTACACACCTTTTTAAATATATATTTCGAATTACATATAATAGTGGCATGATATAACATAAATACAAAAAATCCAAATAATATTGCATCCGCCCACTTTATTCCCGTTTTTATTTGCTGTAGCATGAATAATTCTGTAAAGGCTGTTCTCGGATCAAATGACATTTTTTGAGAGTTAATTAATAGTAACAAGTTAATATAATTATATACATCGTTCTAATATGTTTATGATTATATATTTTTTTTAGAGAAACCTGTTGTTTTTCGTGGTTCTCTTGTATGTCAGTCAGGCTCATTACATGTACTCCATTACTGCATTCTCATACATTGTTGCGCGAAATGCGTCCTTGTACCCTTCAACATACACCGTATCGCCATTGTAGATGTTGTCGCACCCATATTCGCTAGTGCAACTTTTTTTTCTAAATGATATTGGAAGTTTTACTGAATTATTTTTATCGCTCATTGTATAAAATTGCCACTTGTCTCTATTTCTTTGTAGAGGACGACCCATTAGCGGCAAAATTGTTTCTTTGCCATTTGCGCGAGTCAAAAGTCCAACCTGTCGATAGTTTGTATTGACCGGCGGACCTTGTGTTCGAACATTTATCGGAATCATCCCGCCCCCGCCCCCATGATACCGGTCGTCGCGCAACGGCGGAACGTAAGGATTTTCAAGAACATCGGGCAAAGAAGAAGACATCGGCGGCGATGGCGACATCATTAAAAATTGCATTGGTGGTGCTTGTTGCTTTTGTTGACTATTTGGTGAGGTATTGCTGTAGTATTTTGAATACATGAAATAAATTATAAACGCAGCTAAAACGAATGATAATGCTATTGTGGTATTTTTTACACAAAACATGTTTGGTAAACATTTTTGACCTCTTGTTTTCATTAATAAAAATGATGTATATATATATGTATATATATATGTATATATAAAATTAATATTAATTTATAAAATAATAGAGAGATTATGCAATAGTATTATTATATAATCTTTTCTTTTTGCATTTTATTCATTCATTCATTCATGTACAATTACAATTCTAATAATTATTCTAATTCGAGTGATCATTATGACAGAAATGACGATAAATGTTTATCTTCGTCATGCGGATGCGGTGGGTGTTTTAAAAACTTGTTTAAAAAAATACAAAATAAGTTTCGCGGTAATAAATATAAAACAAAACAAAAGTCTCTTCATACCCAATTGATTTTAGGGAATGATTTATAACCAATTTTGACCTTTAAATAATTAAAATAAAAAAAATAAAAAAAAATAAAATAAGATGCGTATATAATAAGATATAATAAGGCAATGTCAAATACAAAAAAACATCCTCGTTTTAGGAAGTCTAAAAGACACGGTAGTTCCAGCTCTAAATCAAGCAAAAATTGTAGAGAGTTATATAATAAAAATAAAAAACGCATCAATATTATTCGTAATATTAGGATGGGAAGATCAACGTTTAATCGATTGGGGGGTGGTCGTGGTGTAAAGTCCAGCAACTATTTTGTCCGAAAAGATGGAAATAAATTGTGCGAACAAACTGGTGGCGGCGGCATGGGTGGCGGTATATCACAATTTATTGGCTTACCTTGGAGTGCGTCTGGCAATGCGAATACCGGTAACTATTTTAATCAAAGTGCACTAGGGGTTGGAACCGGAATAGTTCCAAATAATGATGACGGGCGGGCGCTGAATCACGGAGAAAGATACCCAACTCAATACGGTGCTCAACTTCCCAAGTTGGGCGAAATGCGCGGAGGCAAACGTAAAAGTATGAAGATGTATTCGCGCGGAGGCGGCTTCTTAACCGACATTCAAAATGCTTACGGCGGCATTACTTCCAACATATCCGATTTTAATTCAAAGCTACAGGGATTAAAACCGGCGCCTAGTTCGTATGCGTGGGATCAACCAATTGCAAGCAAGCAAGTATAATTTAATTTACATTTCGCATTTAGGAAATTTGTATTTGATAAATAAATATTTAAAATATATTATTATATCAAATACAAATTATGAGCCTTTGCACTCCCGCTTTTGTATATGCTGTTTTATCATCCATCGGAATTATCATGATTGCGTATCAAAATTACGGAAATTCAAATTTATACTGTGTTGGAAATGTAACATGTCCCGTGCAAAGCACGACGCCCATCTTTATTGCAAAAATATTGTATGTCATTTTTTGGACCTTTATTTTTAACACCCTTTGCAGTTATGGGTATTATAAACTTTCATGGTTCATTTTATTGTTACCATTTATTTTATTTTTTATTATTGTTTCAATTCTCGGGAATTTTATAAATAACCACACCACCAATGTTAGCGGCAGCGGCAATAACGTTGGACGAGAACAACCATTTAATACTTATCAACAGCAGGCGCAACAGCAGCATCAGCAGCAGCAGCAGCAGAAACCGCAGCAGCCGCAGCAGCCGCAGCAGCCGCAATGGACACAACAAATGGGACAACAAATGGGACAACAAATGGGACAAGCAGACGGCGGGTATTATTCATCGTATGGCGATTATGACAGGGCGCTAGATAACAGAACACAACAAGTATTCAACGAGTCTCACGAAAAAGGTCAAACACACTATGAATATAAATAAATAAATAAGTTTTTTAATGTGAAAGGTTGTAAATATATTTAATTTAAAATTAAATTAAATATATAACATTTGATATTATATATATTATATAAGATATAATAATAATTAAATTTATACAAATTAATGTCGACAAAAACTGTTGTAATAAAAGAATCAGCTCTTGCTGAAGTTGAAGAAGGAAGTGAAAAAAAACAAAAGGAACCAGCCAATAAAGAATTAGAAGAAAAGGAAGAAGAACAGAGACAAAAATCGCCACAAAAATCGCCACAAAAATCGCCACAAAAATCGCCACAAAAATCTCCACAAAAATCTCCACAAAAATCTCCACAAAAATCTCCACAAAAATCTCCACAAAAATCGCCATTAGAAGAAGAGGTAGAAGAAGAAAAAGAACCATTAGAAGAATCAAAGAAGAAAATAAAGGAATCAGAATTAGATGACATAAGCCAATTATTAAATGAAACAATTCCGTGGAATATTATTGATAAATTTTTCAGTGACAACCCCAACGTTTTAGTGGCTCATCAATTGGATTCATATAATGATTTCATCACAAACGGAATAAGTCGCATATTTAAAGAACATAATCCAATTGTGTTTCAAAAAGAAAAAAATATCCAAACCGACAAGTATAAGCATGTTTTGCGCCTTTATCTTGGAGGAAAAGAGGGTGATAAAATATATTACGGGAAACCTGTGATATATGATGAAACGGGAACAACTTCAAGAGTTCATTACATGTATCCAAATGAAGCGCGACTTCGGAATATGACATACGGTACAACAATACACTATGATGTGGATGTTGAATTCGGAGCCGAAGAATCGAAAAAATCAGAAACAGAATCATCGGCAAAGGAAACAAAGGAGGCAAGTGAGGCAAGGGGGACAAAAGAATCGATAATAAAGGTAACACTCCCTCAAATACTTTTGGGTAAATTTCCAATAATGGTTCATTCTAATTTGTGCATATTGCGTGGTCTTCCGCAAGATGTAATATACAATATGGGTGAAGATAAAAATGATCACGGTGGATACTTTATAATCGACGGAAAGGAAAAAACGATTGTAAGCCAGGAAATGTTTGCCGACAACATGTTATACGTTAGAACTCGCAGCGCCGACGATAAATACAGCCACTCTGTTGAAATTCGCACGGTTTCGGAAGATACGTCCAAACCCGAACGTAAACTAAGAGTATACATGGTTGCTCCCACCCCAAGATATACAAATAATCAAATCGTCGTTGAAATACCAAATGTAAAAAAACCAATACCACTTTTTATTTTAATGCGCGCTCTTGGCGTTATATCAGATTACGACATCATTGAAACCTGCCTGTTAAACATGGAAGAAAATAAAGATTTGATTGAACTGTTTCGTCCAAGCGTGCACGATGCAAATAAAATATTTACTCAGAGAGCCGCTCTTCAATACATTGGTGTATTTATAAAAGGCAAATCCATAGTACAGGCACAGAACATTTTAATGAATTTTTTTCTTCCACAAATCGGAGAATTAAATTTTCAATCAAAAGCATTTTTTCTAGGATACATGGTTAATAAACTAATTCGCGTAAAGGCAAAAATTGATAATCCCATTGACAGAGATAGTTTCAAGTATAAACGCATTAAAGTTCCGGGAAAAATGTTGCACAGCTTATTTAATGAATACTATGCGCAACAAATCAAACGCATTCGAACGCTCTTGGATTTTAAATATAATTATAACATTGCAATCTATGCAGATACATTTACTGATATTATTAAAGAATATGATGACATTTTCAAAGATCGCATCGTCGAAGACGGTCTTCGGCGTGCATTCAAAGGAAATTGGGGTGGTAGCGAATTTACAAAAGAAGCCGGAATCGTTCAAGACCTGAATCGCCTTTCTTATAACTCGGCAATTTCACACCTAAGAAAAGTGAACTTACCGCTTGACGACTCTGCGAAAGTTATTAAACCAAGATTATTACACGGTTCGCAATGGTGCCTTATGGATCCGGTCGATGTTCCGGACAACGGACTGCAAAAACATTTTGCAATTTCAACCCACGTAACCAATGGCTGCAGGGGGAGCGATATGATACGGTGGCTGTTAAATGAGCCCGGAATCAACCTTTTATCTCTGGATAAATATCCAAAAGATTTTTTATACTATCAAACAAAAATGTTTGTAAACGGAAGCTGGATTGGCGTGGTGACTGACCCGGAAGCTGTTGTAACTAAAATAAAAACGTGCAGGCGCCTTTCCATGATTCCAATCTACATTAGCTGTTCTTGGGATATTCAAATGAGAGAAATTAATATTTTCACTGATGCCGGGCGACCATGTAGACCCGCTTACTACTACGACGACAATAAAGGAATGTACGCTTTCCAATCCAAATCAATTATTAAATTAATCACAAGTCGAAAATTTTCCTGGAAATATCTCGTTGGAGGATTCGGAATAAAAAAGATAAATAATGACTTATTTTTTACGACCAACGACATGACCAGTATTATTAAATTATACGACAATCTTCCAGAAAATATTACATTCGAAAAGATGATGAATCGGATGGCTGTTGTCGAGTACATTGACGTGTCGGAAGAAAATAATTCGCTATTTGCATTTCGACCCGACGATAAAGTGAAACCGGGATGCGCCCAATTTACGCATTCCGATATACACCCGTCGCTCATGTTTGGAGTGATGGGGAATTTAATTTCATTTCCAGAAAATAACCAACTGCCGCGCAACACGTTCTCGTGCAGTCAGTCAAAACAAGCCGTCTCCATGTACAATACGTCATTCCTTCAGCGGTTTGATAAAATGGGCGTAGTGTTGAACAACGGACAAATACCGCTAGTAAAAACTCGATATTTAAAATACATAAATGATGAACAAAACCCATACGGTCAAAATGCGATTGTTGCCATCATGAGTTACAACGGATACAACGTAGAAGACTCCATTCTATTCAACGAGGGGTCCATTAAACGTGGGCTTTTTCGAACAAGTTATTACAACATGTATGAAACGCGCGAAGAAAGCAAACAGTTGTCCGGAGATAGAATCGATACCCGAGTTGTAAATATGAATGATTACCAGCAACAAAATTCTGTTGCAAATTCTGGTCGCGGAGAAGGATATGATTATAGTAATTTGGATGCAAACGGTCTCATCATCGAAAATACTCCCGTAACGGAAAAAAGCGTTCTCATTGGACAAGTGGTGAGCGATTCTAAAAATGCGGGCAAAGTGACCGATGCGTCCATACGTCCCAAAAAAGGACAGCTGGGATATGTTGACAAGACGTACATCACAGAAGGAAGTAACCCAGACGTTCCATCGCGCATCGCAAAAGTCCGCATTCGCGAAGACCGAGCACCAAACATCGGAGACAAATTTGCATCTCGGTGCGGTCAAAAGGGGACGGTTGGACTCATTATTCCGGAACAGGATATGCCGTTCACTCCAGACGGCATACGTCCCGATTTGATTATAAATCCGCACGCGTTCCCGTCCCGCATGACTATTGGACAATTTGTTGAAACCATCATGGCAAAAGCGTGCGTAGTTTACGGCGCATTCGGCGACTGCACCGCATTCGTGAATCTGGGGAATAAACATGAAACATTCGGAAACATGTTGCAAAAAGAAAACTACAGTTCCACAGGAACCCAAATTCTTTACAACGGAACCACCGGCGAACAAATAGAAAGCGAAATTTTCATTGGACCCACCTATTACATGCGACTAAAACATATGGTTAAAGATAAAATAAATTTCAGAGCAAGAGGTCCAAATACCAACCTCACGCGACAACCGGTTCAAGGGAGGGCAAATGATGGTGGACTTCGAATTGGCGAAATGGAACGTGACGGGATAATTGGGCACGGGGCTGCGTATTTTTTGCAAGAATCCATGATGGTGCGGGGCGATCTTTATTATATGGCAATTTGTAATAAAACCGGAATGACGGCTATATACAATCCGGATAATGACGTATTCATGAGCCCAATGGCTGATGGACCCATTCAATTTAATGACGTGCTCACTGATAATCCGAAACTGGTAAACATTACGCGCTTTGGTCGGTCTTTTAGCGTTGTTCAAATTCCGTATTCATTAAAGTTGCTGATTCAAGAATTGCAAACCATGAACTGCGTAATGCGAATTATTACGGATGACAATATTAACCAGATTGAAAGCATGTCGTTTTCTAACAATTACAAGATTTTATCTGCGGCAGCGACGGACATTGAAACTTCATCTTCTTCTTTGAAAGGAGGTGGCAGCGGCGGAAACGGTCTAGATAGCATCGGTGGCGATTTGGTTATTTCTTCTTCTTCTTCTTATCCCAATGAATCATATGAACAAAATGGTGGTTCTGATGACGACAATGGCGACAATGGCGATAATGGCGAAAATAGCGACAATGGCGAAAATGGCGATAATAGTGATAATGGTGATAATAATTATTCAGAGGGGGGTGGCGTGTCGTCGGTGCACGAACAAATCGGAGGTGGTGACCACCGCGACCAAAATTCTCACAATGTGATTGTGAATTGTAACAGCGGCAACAATAACAATGATCGCAATCTTGAAGCGACTGCAAGCATGGGCAAAGAATGGAAAAAAATGGTTGAACCAACATCAAATAAAGAATATTACTATAATGAAACAACCAAAGATACAATGTGGTACGAACCAAATCCGAAAAAAGATTACGACCTGCGTCCTCCAAACGGATGGTACACGGTGACAATTGGTGGACATGACTACTATCACAATCCACATAAAAATCTTATCAAAATGCCAGAAGATGTTACACCTGCTGATGCAAATCCTCCGGATGAAGATGATAAAAATAAACACGATGATGCTAATGATAACAATGCAACTCCGTCTATTCTGATGGTTGAAAAAAATAATGATTCTAATGATGCAAGTAATGGTGCGTCTTCTTCTTCTTCTTCTTCGTCAGATACATCCGGAACAAAACGAATTACAATTTAGATTATATAAACTTTTAAACTTTACAATCATGTAATTTATCAAATTAAATTACATAATTACCATTATTTAATTACTAATGAATCTTTCATCGATGGTTGAATCATTAGTTCAAAACTTCGAATTTCATAATTTGAAAACGAAAAAGTCATTTACCGGTGATAAAATAGTAACTAACAAACAACCTTTCGGCGAGATGGAATACTTGTTGGAAAACATGCATTTTTATAAACTTTTTTTCTTAAAGTCAAAATGGACATTTATTTTTGTCCATTTCTCATTTTTAAAAAAGAGTTTCAAAAAATAAAAAACATGTGTTTTGAGGTTTTTTAATGTTTTTGGATTTTATCAAATGACGCTGTTATCTGCATGTTATATGGTGTCGCAAACATTTGGAAAAATATACACGTGAGCATAAGGAAATATTATGAAAAATAAGAAAAATCGTAAAATAAATCTAAAAAATCAATTTAAAAAATTATCTATAGGAACTTTATACTAATGCCTACTAACAAAA